AGAGCGCGCGACATATCAAACGGCGCAAATCTATCGATGGACACAGTGCGCAGAATGAGCAGCTATTTCGCGCGCCATGAAGTGGACAAAGAGGCTGAAGGGTTTTCGCTCGGTGAAGATGGCTATCCAAGCGCAGGCCGCATTGCTTGGGCGCTTTGGGGTGGTGATCCCGGTCAATCATGGGTGCGCGGCATCTTAGCAGAAGAGGATGACAGGATGTCAGATCAAGCTGGCGAGGCACGCCACATCAAAAACATCGAGGAAACCGAAACAGAGGTCATCATTACCTTTGGCAAGTCAGAAGAAATCTCTGCGCCAGATGCTGAAGAGATTGATGAGGCTGGCTACAAGAAAGACAAAGACAAAGATCGCCGCGAGGCTCGCGTTTCTCAGAATTTTGAAGTCAGGGCAGATGACAGCGGCGAGATTGTCGTTGAGGGTTATGCTGCTGTCTTCAACGAAGAGACAACGATTGGTGGGCAGTGGCGTGAGCAGATTGCGCCGGGAGCTTTCACAGATGCGATCGGTCGCGACGATGTTGTTTTCTTAATTAATCACGAGGGCTTGCCTTTGGCGCGCACGCGCTCTGGAACTTTGCAGCTTTCTGAAGACGATCACGGCTTAAAGATGCGCGCGTCACTAGATCTGTCAGATCCAGATGTGCGCTCCATCGTGCCAAAGATGAAGCGCGGCGACTTAGACAAAATGAGCTTTGCTTTTGTGCCAACGCGCCAAGAGTGGGATGACAGCCGCGATATGCCTCGCCGCACTATCCAAGAGGCTGATTTGTACGATGTCAGCATCGTAACGACACCGGCTTATGCAGGCACAGAGATTGGCCTGCGCAGCTTGGAGCAGTTCAGAGAAACACAGCGAAAAACGCAAGCGCCGCGCAGAATGCGGATGAAAGCGCGCTTGCAAAGATAACGGCGGTTCCCGTTGTTAGCCCTTCCTGCGCCTTGGGCAAGCGCTTGGACATGAACGCAGTGATTGCGTCCAGTTCCCTTAGATGGAGGCCCTTATGGCTGATATTAAAACTTTGCGGGAAACTATGGCTAATATTGCCACTGAAGCCCGTTCTAAACTTTCTGAAATAACTGACGAAACCCCAGAAGCGCGCGCCTCAGAAATTGAGCGTGAGTTTGATGCCATGATGGCAGAAACTGACAAGCTGCAAGGTCGCATCGATCGCGAAGAGCGCGCCGCTGCACTGATGGCAAAGCTTGAGCAGCCTGACACAAGCAAGATACCGGCTGTAGAAGCGCGCACTGCGCCAGCAGTTGATAACGGCTTGACGTTAGATTATCGCGCAGCATTTGCAGAAATGATTTCTGCGGGTGGCGATGCTTATGTTGACGCAGAAGTTCGCAACGTTCTTAAAGAATATCGCGTTCAAACCGGCGGCACTAATTCTGCTGGTGGCTTCACAGTTCCAACTGAGCTGGCGACATTTGTTGAGGAAGCTATGGCTGCTACTGGCCCTATGTACACCTCAGATCTGTTCTCTGTCATTAACTCAGCAGACGGGCGCACATTCAGCATCCCGACTGTAGATGACACAGCGGTAACTGCTGTTGCTCATACTGAAGGCACGCAGCCAACTGATGATGGCGGCAAAGACGTTACCTTTGGTCAGAAGTCAGTCGGCGCATTTGCTTTTGATAGCGAGTGGGTTCGCTGGTCAGCAGAGTTAAATGCAGACAGCATTTTGAACATGGAAAGCTTGCTTGGTGGCTTGCTTGGTGAGCGCTTGGGTCGGATTGCAAACAGCAAACTGACAACTGGCTCAGGTTCTTCTGATGTTGAGGGCATTGTGACAAACTCAGCGGCTGGTAAAACTGCTGCCTCTGCCACAGCGATCACTGCTGATGAAATCATAGATTTGATCCACAGCGTTGATCCAGCTTATCGCCAGTCTACAAGCGCAGCGATCATGATGAATGACAGCACGCTTGCAGCAGTTCGTAAGCTAAAAGATGGTGACGGTAACTATCTGTGGTCACTTGGCTCATATGCTCAAGGTGTACCGCAAACAGTTCTTGGCTACCCGGTAGTGGTAAACCAAGCAATGGCGTCAATTGCTACCGGCAATAAAACCATGCTGTTTGGTGACATGAAGAAGTTTTATGTGCGCAAAGTTGGCGCGCCTTCGCTTTATGTTGCTCGCGAGCGTTTCGCGCCTGACTACGGCATTCTGGGCTTTATCCGCTTTGACGGCGTTCTCGCCAACACAGCGGCGATCAAGCACCTGGTCCAAGCCTAAGCTTAACGGCGAGGGCGTTAGCGCCCTCGCCTTTCCAATTGGAGTTTCGAGATGAAAGTCAAATTATTGGTAGGCATGGCGGGAATTGATTTTTCGCACAATGCTGGTGATGAGATCGATTGCAATGAAGCAGAAGGCAAGCGCTTTATTGAGGCTGGAATAGCCGAGCCGATCGAGAAAGCCTCAAAGGTTCAACGCGCGGTAAAAAAAGTTCATACCCGCAAGGCTGTTAAGGACGCTTAAAAATGCCAACCGTATTGCACAGCACGCATCCGATTGAGATCGTTGACGCGCCAACAGTTGAGCCGATTACTTTGGCTGAAGCAAAAGCGCAGATGCGCGTTGAGCATTCGGATGATGACACTTTGATCGAGCGTTTGATTGATGTGGCGATCGCTTATGTTGATGTGCAAGGTGTTTTGGGCAAGGCGATGATCACGCAAAAGTGGGCGCAATGGTTGCCATCCAACCCGGCGCAGCAAGTTCATTTGCGTTTGACGCCAGTGCAATCTGTCACAGCGGTTAAATATTACGACATCAACGGCGCTTTGCAGACTGACACGCTGTCAAATTACAAAGTTTTTGGCTTGTCGGATCATAGTGTCATTCAGCCCAAAAGCGGGTTTACTTGGCCAACAACTGAGCAGCGGCACGATGCCATAAAGATTGAATATGAAATCGGTTATGGAGACGCTGCGACTGATGTGCCGCAAACAGTGCGTCATGCTTTGTTAATGCTGGTTTCTCACTATTATGAGCACAGAGAAAATGAGCTTGTTGGAACTATAAGCAAAACTGTGCCGTATGGCTTTGAAGACTTGCTCAATTTAGATCGAGCTTCTTGGTATGGTTAGCGCAGGCAAGCTGAGAGAGCGCGTTACCTTTCAGCGCTTAGACAGCAGCGCTGTGGACGATTACGGCAACGTTTATACCGGATGGTCAAATCTTGCGTCACGCTTTGCGGATCTGCGCGAGCGTACTGGCAAAGAAAGCATACAAGGCGGCGCGCTGTCTGACACTAATTTTGCCACTATGCGCTGTCGCTCTGACAGTGTGACTGAGGCTGTTACATCTGCTGATCGAGTGGTCGCGCGCGGTATCACTTGGGCGATTAAGAATGTTATACAAGTTGATGCAAAAGACACGCTCATGGAGTTTGTGCTTGAGCGCGGTGTGGCGTCATGAAGATCGTTGGCTCAAAAAAGCTGATCAAACAGCTTGGTGATTTGCCAGAGGTTACGCACGCAGCTTTGCGCAAGTCGATTAAGAACAATGCAAAGTATGGCGAGCGCAAAGCAAAAAGCATTGTGCCAGTTGATAGTGGCGAGCTGCGAAATGGCATTTCTTCAAAAGTGTACGAAGACAAAAATGCCATTTATGGATTTATTAATTTTGCTGATGGCACAAATGAAGATGAAGTTGCTTCAATAAACTATGGCAGATCAGAGGGTAAAAAAGGCACTACCTTTGGCTATGGATTTATTCAAACAACCAAGCTGCTAGTCGCTAAGCGCTCTTCAAACAGCATTAAGCGCATTATGAAAAAAGCTATAAAGGACGCGATGAATGGCTGACGGTTATGGCTTGGCTTTGCAAAAAGGTTTGCGCGCTGCGTTGGTTGCAAACTCTGATGTCACTAATCTTGTTTCAACGCGCATTTACGATGAGCCGCCACAGAATGTGCCGTTTCCATACCTGATGTTTAACACAATTCAGCCCAATGCTTTTGACACTGACACGGCTCAGGGCGCGCTGGTTGATATAAGCTTAGAGGCTCACTCTCGCAGCGCGTCAGGGCGCGTGGAATGCATGCAGGTGGTCGAGGCGGTCAAAGAGGCTTTGCATCGTCAGGAAACGTCTGTGACGGTCACAGGGTTCACGTTGGTCGAGCTAATTTTTGAGGCGTTTAGCGCCACACGAGATAATGAAGGTCGTGGGTTCACAGCCGTCATTTCCCTTCAAGCGATGCTTGATACCGCCTAAAAAATTTTCTGCGCTTTGGGCAAGCGCGTTTTGAAACGAGCGCAGTGATTGCGCCCGGTTCCCTAATGATGGAGGCCACTAATGGCTAAACAACTCGGACGCGCCCTGCTTGTCAAAATTGACGATGGCACAGGCACAAAAAACAATCTTTGCGGTTTAAACTCAAAGTCGCTTACAATTAACAATTCAAGCATTGATGTCACAACGCCTGACTGCACAACGCCAGAGGGCGCTTTGTACACAGAAACGCTTGCTGGCTTGAAGAACGTGTCAGTTTCTGGCGATGGCTTTTTTGAAGACAGCACTGCTGAAGCTCGCATGAATACTGTTGCAATGGCTGCTGATAACAGCACCTCGTTTGAGGTGGTTGTTCCTGACTTTGGCACATATGCAGGCACGTTTCGCATTACCTCTGTTGAATTTGGTGGCGAAACTGAAGGCGGCGTAACCTACTCTCTGTCGCTCGAAAGCAGCGGCGCAGTAACCTTTACTGCTGCCTAATGACGATCACGGCTGAAGCGCCGCGCGGGGGTGTTGCTGAGTATCTTGGCGACACCTCTTACACCTTTAGGCTGCGCAATCGAGAGATTGAACGGTTTGAAGACAAGCACAGAGGCATCTTTGACCTTTGGGAAGGTTTCTTTGAGCGAGGCAAAAAGCCTAACAGCAAAGAAATTAGAGACATTTTAGCTTTAGGCTTAGTCGGCGGCGGCATGAAAGATCATGAAGCTGACGAAGTTATTGCCAAAGCTGGCCCGTCTGACTTGATGCGTATGTATCAAATCGCGCAGGCGGTTATTGGCATCGCCTTTATGCCTGACATGGCTGATGAGGCAGAAGTAAAAAAAAAGACAGCGGCCCACCCCAAAGCCGCTTAAACGTAAGAACGATGATTAAAAGCGGCATTATCGCTGGGCTAAAGCCCGACGAAATTCGCGACATGATCCCGAAAGATACTTGGCTGGTTTTCAAAGGCTGGTCTGATGCTCACTCGCCTAAAAAGGCGGGCAAGGAAGCAATGACTGCGGATGATTACCGCAATTTAGTGGAGCGCGTTGATGGCGGTTACAGCAGAGCAGCTTAATATTATTCTAAGCGCCAAAGATAAGCAGTTTAATGACGCGCTAAAGCGTAGCCAGCGACAGGTAGATTTTTTCGCTAAGAAATCTCAAAGGCAACTTAGCAAAACCGCCACATCATTTAATGGGCTTGGCCGAGCTGCTAAGATGCTAGCGCCTGCGCTTGCTGCTGCTTTTTCGGTTAGAGCTATTGGCAGCATGGTAAATGCCGCTGCTCGGCTAAAGGATTTGGCAGCTTTAGCTGGAACAAATACAACTGAATTTCAAAAAATGGCTGCGGCTGCGCGCACTGTTGGCGTTGATCAGGATAAACTTTCTGACATCATCAAAGATGTAAACGATAAAGTTGGTGACTTTCTCGTTACTGGCGCTGGCCCAATGGCTGACTTCTTTGAAACCGTTGCGCCTCTTGTCGGCGTCACGGCTGACAATTTCAAAGATTTAAGCGGGCCGCAAGCTTTGCAGCTCTATGTTGACAGCCTAGACAAAGCCAATCTTAGCCAATCCCAAATGACATTTTTTATGGAAGCGATCGCTTCTGATGCGACTGCTCTTTTGCCTTTGCTAAGAAACAACGGCATTGAAATGCGCAGACTTGGCGATGAGGCGCAACGCACTGGTCGCATTTTAGATGAAGACGCAATCGACACTGCTGATGAGCTAAAAGACAAGTTCACTGCACTTAAAGACAGCATGTCTACAGTTATCCAAAGCGCCCTGCTTGATAACGCAGATAACATAATCTCGATCGTAAATACTTTCGCAAATGACATACTGCCAAAAATCGTTTCTGCATCTTCTGCAATTGCAGACTTACTTGCGGGCAATGGTGGTGGCCCCGGTGCGCAACCTTCAGCAGCGCAAGAAGCGTTAGATCAAGCTGACGCCGCTGCGTTTTCTGCTTCTGAAAAGTTAAAGCAGCAAGTAACTGGCAGCGGTCAATCTCTAATGGCAGATCCAGAATTTGCGGAAGAGATAAATAATTTACTTGAAGGTAGCGGTGTAACAGACACGATCAGCGGCGCACCATCAACATCACTTAGGCCAAAAAGGCGACCAGTTTTTAAAACAGTTAAAGAGCTTGAAGAAGAAAAAAAGCTGGCAGCGGAAA